CATTTTGGTGTTCGTTCTCCTGATGCTCGTTTACAGCGTCCTGAATATCTTGGTGGTGGTTCTGTTCCTATTAATGTCAGTCCTATTGCTCAGACTTCCGGTACTTCTGCTTCCGGTACTACTACCCCTCTTGGTACTTTGGCTGCTTATGCTACTGCTGTCGATTCTTCTCATAATGGTTTTACGCAGTCTTTCACTGAGCATGGTTTAATTCTTGGCATCGCCAATGTTCGCGCTGATTTGACTTATCAGCAGGGTATTCATCGCATGTTTACCCGTTCAACACGTTACGATCATTATTTTCCTGCTTTTGCTCATCTTGGTGAGAAGGCCATTCGTAATGATGAAATTTATTGTGATGGTTCTGCTAATGATATCCTTACTTTTGGTTATCAGGAAGCTTGGGCTGAATATCGTTTTAAGCCTAATCGCGTTTCATCTTTATTTAAGTCTACTTCTGCTGGTGCTATTGATGGATGGCATTTGGCGCAAAAATTTGCGTCTCTTCCTGCCTTAAATGATACGTTTATTCAGGATACTCCTCCTTTATCTCGTGTGCTTGCAGTAGGTGCTTCTGCTAATGGTCAGCAGATTATTGCTGATTGTCTTTTCGAGGTTCAGATGGCTCGTTGTATGCCTGTTTATAGTGTTCCTGGCATATCTTCTCATCTTTAATCCTGCATGGTAGGGCGGTCAGTAGGCCGCCCTCTTACGCAGTAGCGTGACGGAGTATTTTTTATGTCGTTTTTCTCTCGTTTAGTTTCTCCGCTTTTAGGATTTGTTACTGGCGGTTCTCAAGGTTTTCAGCAGGGTCTTACTAATCTTGCTACTTATGGTACTGCTGCTGCTACTGGTGGTGCTTCTGGTGGTTTTGATTTTAGTTCTTTACTTTCTACTGGCGCCGATTTTCTTGGCGGTATGATGACCAATAATGCTAATTCTCGCATGGTTCGTGATCAGATGTCATTTCAGGAGCGCATGTCGTCTACTGCTTATCAGCGTGCTGTTGCTGATCTTAAGGCTGCTGGTCTTAATCCTATGCTTGCTTATCAGAATGGTGGTGCTTCTTCTCCTGCCGGCTCTCAGACTACTTTAACTAATCCTGTTTCTTCAGCTGTTAATTCTGGCAATGCTACTCGTCTTGCTAAGGCTACTATAGATAAGCTCTCTGCTGATACTGACGCTGCTAAATCTCAAGCTCTCTTGAATATTCAGAATATTTCTAAGTCTAAGGCTGAGGCTAATTTGACCAATGCTTCTACTGCTAAGGTTCTTTCTTCTACTGCTGAGACTGATTTTTGGTCTGATTTTTATAAGACTGCTCGTTCTTGGACTTCTCCTGCTTCTTCTGCTGTTTCTAATAAATCCGGTGGTTTTATGGATTTTCTTAAACGTCTTTATCCACCTGATCCTGCTACTGGTTCTTATCACTTTTCTCGTTAGGAGTTTTTATGGCTAAATCTGTTTCTGTTCCTTCAATTGATGCTGTTTCTCTTGCTGTGTCTTTTAATCAGCCCCTTGATCGTGTGAACGCCTTGCTTGAAAAGCATGGCGTAACGGCTTTGCCTGCTGTTCGTTATGCTGGTGATGGTTTGGATGCTTTTATTTCTGATATGACTGCTCAGGTTAATACTGAGCCTTCTTTGACTAAACAGGAGTTTACTGAGTCTTGTGACCCTAATTTTATTTTAGATCGTGTCGCGCGCGGTCAAGATATTAATTTGACCGCTAAGCCATTTTATGGCGATTTTACTAATGTTCCTGTCGATTATCATACTGCGCTTAATATTGTGACTAAAGCGCAACAGTCGTTTGGTATGCTTGATGCTAAGATTCGAGCTAAATTTGATAATGACCCTTCTAAGTTTATGGATTATTTGAATAATCCCGCTAATACTGAGGAGGCTATTGCTTCGGGTTTGCTTGTTGCAAAACCCTCTGATTCTTCTGCTCCGGCTCCGGCTCCGGCTCCGGCAGGGGAGGGCGAGGAGGGGGCTTAGTCCCCTCCAGCACCATTACTCTACTTGATGTAATGGTGCTAGGTGACACCTTTCACTTAACTTTGGAGTTTTTATGAAACCTTTAAGTCGTAGTTTTGTTGATAATAAGAAATCTGCTTATGTCTTTTCTCAAAAGGCATCTTTTACTAAGGCCATTAATATGCCCTACAAGCATATGCGCGGTGGGATCCGTTTATAAGTTGCTTTAGCTAGGGGAGGGGAGACCCTCCCTTTTTTTTGAGGTTATATGGCTTGCTTTTTTCCTCTTGATGCTTGGTATACTCCCGATGGTCGTGTTCTTTTAAAGTATAATCCGCATTATTGTCATTCTCTTACTCCAGATTTTAAGGTTCCTTGTTCTCGTTGTGAAGGTTGTCGCCTTGATAGGTCTCGTAAGTGGGCTATTCGTTGTATGCACGAAGCTCAGATGCATAAGGAGAATTGTTTTATTACTTTGACCTACGATGATGATCGTTTACCTGATCGTCCTGCTGGTGTTCCTCCTGCCAATATTTCTTTATATTATCGTGATTTTCAGCTTTTTCTTAAAAAGTTGCGAAAGCGTTTTCCTAAGCATAATGTGCGTTTTTATATGGCTGGTGAATACGGTGATCTTAATGGTCGGCCGCATTTCCATGCTTGTATTTTTGGTTTTGATTTTCCCGATCGGGATTTTTTTAAAAAATCTCCTTCCGGTTCGATTATTTATCGTTCTAAGATTTTAGAGTCTCTTTGGACACATGGTTTTTCTTCTGTTGGTAACTTTGATTTTAAGTCTGCCGCGTATGTTGCGCGCTATTGTATGAAAAAGGTTGTTGGTGATCTTGCTGATTCTCACTATGAGACTATTGATCCAATTACTGGCGAAGTTTATTTTCGTGATCCTGAGTTTAATAAAATGTCTTTAAAGCCCGGAATAGGGGCTACTTGGTTTGCTAAATTTTCTTCTGATGTTTTTCCTCATGATCATGTTATAGTTAATTCTAAGCCTAATTCTGTTCCTCGTTACTATGATAAGCTTTATTCTAGTATTTCTACCGATAATTATCATGATCTTGAAGTTGTCGTTAAGCCAGCTCGTAAAGCTAAGGCTAAATTATCGCTTGACGATAATACCCCTGAAAGGTTAAAAGTGAAAAGAGAGGTTACTTTGGCCAATCTTAAGCGTTTGAAGAGGAAGCTTTAGTTCTCTTAATTGTCGTATAATATATATAATGGATTCAATCATTTAGGAGCTATTTTATGAATAAGATTATATTTTCCGTTCTTGATTCTGCTGCTGGTACTTTTGGAAGTCCTTGGGTCGTTCCTCATGTTGGTTTGGCTATGCGCGCTTTTACTGATGAGGTTAATTCTGGCTCTAATAATTCTGATCTTGTTAAGCATCCTGAGGATTTTTCTCTTTATGAGATTGGTTCTTATAATGATGTTACTGGCATTATTACCCCCTTGGATGTGCCTAAGCTTATTGCACAGGCCAAGTCTCTTAAAGTTTAGCGAGGTTCTCATGGCTTGGCTCTCTGCTAATTGGGATTCGATTATGACCATTCTTAATACTGTCGGTCTTTTGTTTATCTCTAAAGCTAAAAAAGACAAGGTTTAATTATGACGATTTCTCTTAAACAGGGTGTCAAAATGAATCTTTTGCAGCCTCAGATAGTACTGGGGCTGCTTATTATTTCTTCTATTTATAAGGATTATGGTTATGACCTCGTTCTTACTTCACTTTCTGATGGAGTTCATTCGCCTTCTTCTCTGCATAGGCTTGGTAGCGCAGTTGACCTTCGTACTCGTTGCGTTGGTTCCGCTGATATAGTTTCCCTTGTTTCTGCTATTCGTCGTGCTTTGGGTTCTGATTTCGATGTGATTCTTGAAGCCGATCACCTTCATGTTGAATATCAACCTAAATCTTAGGAGTTTTTATGTTCCGCAATAAGTCTGCTTCTACCGATCATTTTGCAATGATTCCTAATGCTAATATTCAGCGTTCTTCTATGCGCGCTGAGCAGCGGCATTTAACTACGTTTGATGCTGGTTATCTTGTTCCAGTTTATGTTGATGAAATTTTACCCGGCGATACTTTTAATTTGAAGCATACTATTTTTGCTCGCATGGCAACACCTATTTATCCTGTTCTTGATAATTTATATCTTGACACTTTCTATTTCTTTGTTCCATACCGTCTTTTATGGACTAATTTTAAAAAGTTTATGGGTGAGCAGGCTAATCCTGCTGATTCTATTTCTTTTGTCATTCCTCAACAAGTTTCTCCCGTAGGTGGTTATGCTGTCGGTTCCCTTCAAGATTATCTTGGTCTGCCTACAGCTGGTATGCTTGGTGCTAATACTAAGAGTCATTCCGCTTTATTTACTCGCGCCTATAATTTTATTTGGAATGAGTGGTTTCGTGATCAGAATCTCCAAAATTCTATCACTTTTGATGTTGGCGATGGGCCTGATGCTACTCCTTCTGCTAATTATGTCTTAAAGCGCCGCGGTAAGCGGTACGATTATTTTACTTCTTCTTTGCCTTGGCCTCAGAAGGGTGGAACTGGTGTTTCAATTCCTTTGGCTGGTACTGCTCCTATTATTATGAAGTCTACAGGTTCTAATGCTTGGAAGT